GGCGAATTATTTCCCCCTTATCGCATCTTTTCTTACCAAGCCGGAAACGATGTTCGGGAAACCCCGGAACGCTTCTTCCGAACAAGAGCCGACCGAGGATAACGCCTTGCTTTTCGCCTCCCTAAAAAATGGCGCATACCAGATCAGCGAGTATGGAGGATGGTCTCCACCCGAGGACGCACCCAAAAACTCCGTAGCCATAATGAACATCAACGGGGCGATCACGAAATACGACCAAGAATGCGGTCCATCCGGAATGCTTACCAAGGCGAATCTCCTAAACCGATGCTACAACGAGAATAATATCAAGGCGATCGTCTTGAATATCGATTCCGGCGGAGGCGAGGGAATGGGATGCCGGATCATGCAGGAAGCGATTAACAGCCGAAACAAACCTGTCGTAGCTTTCTGCAATGATTTCGTAGCGTCCGCAGCCTATGGCATCGCCTCCTGTTGCGACAAGATCGTAGCGAACTCCAATGTCTGTCGGATCGGAAGCGTGGGTACCTATATGACGATCGTTGATACCAGCGAGTATTATGCCAAGATGGGAATCAAGTTGATCGATATCTATGCCTCCAAATCCACGGACAAGAACCAAGAATTTCACAAGGCTCTGCAGGGAGATACGGAACCGCTAAAAAAAGTATGCGATACGTATAACGAGAATTTCATCTCCAGTATCGCTAACGCCCGGGTAGGCGTGATCAATGAGGATCAAGGTAAATGGGCCACCGGTAAGATGTTTTTCGCGCCGGAGGCCATGGACATCGGTATGATCGATGAGATAGATACTTTCGAGAATGTTCTTAATTATTTTAATACATAGTGATTTATGAAGTGGTTGAAAGATGATTCGTACAATGCGATGAAACAAGCGGCCGACAACTGGGACAAGCTTCTGAATAAGGTACTGGGTGATAACCCGGACATGAAAGCGGAAGACGTAACAGTGGATCAGCTGCTCGATTCGATCGAGAGCACCGGTAATACCTCCGACTTACAGGAGCAATTATCGACCGCCCAAGAAAAGTTGAAAGAGAAAGACACACTGATTGAGCAACTTCAATCAGACGTGGCAGAGCTAAAGGGAACACCGGCAGGCAAAAAGCCGGAAGCAAAAGTAAAGCAAGAGCCGACCGCAGAGACCGGAGATATCAAGGATTTCGCCGATAAGCATGAGGATGATACCCTCGCTATCATGGCCGAGGCTGAGAAAACAGGATTTTTTAAACACTAAGAACAATGGCAAAACAAGGCATTTTAGATATTGAGAAACTGAATCGTTACGCGAAGGATTACGATAACGTGTTGCGTACCCTTCCCTATTTCACGTTTCAGGAGTTCGCCGCGGCCATGAAGCTCAACGTGATCGAGATCGAGAATGAGGACGTGATCGTGAACGCTCGCCGCAAAGCCGGACACACCGGCCCATATAAAGCCGGGGCCGAGATTAAGTATCCCGATGAGATCGGTAAATTGGTAGAGATGTCCATCAAACCGGAACTTACCGTTTCTCGTTTGAAGGATAACATCTTAAATTATACGGAAAAACGTATTCTCTCCAACGCCGGAGAGAAGGTGGACCATACGGTAAAGAAACACCCCATGGAGAAATTCGTGGTGGATAATCACATCATCAGCCATTCGGAGGATATCACTTTCTCCGCTTTCTTCGCCGAGAGAAACGACAATGTGTATAGCCCGATGAGTTCTTTCACCGGATTTTTCCCTTGGATCGATCATTTCAAGACAACGAAGGATATCACCATGGCGAATCGTAACCTAGTACGTACCGGTACGTTTGGCGGTGGTGACGGTGTAGATGATTACGATCGTCTGGTCAACTTCTTACGTGCGGCACATCCTTTCTTACGCCGTAAAGCGATCCTGTATTATGCCAACGAGATCGAGTTGATCTGTAAGGAGGCTTACCGGCAAAAGACAAAAGCGTTCGCCCGCCCATCCACCGAGGAGTTTTGGAAGGCGGTCAAGGACGACGCCAAGTTCCCGGGACTGGAACCTGTCACCCATGAGGCATACGGAACAGGACAGGCCTTGATCTTAATCCGTCCCGGAATGCTGGATTTTGGCGTGAATACGAAGAAGGCGACCCGGTTCGTCCAGATCCGCGATATCTTCGAGGACCCGAACGAGGTTCAGTTCTGGCTACAAGCCGGGTACGGTACCCGCTTTCAGGATATCCATCCGAAGGTATTCCAGATTAACGAGTTCACCAATGAGGGCGTTGATTTAGCGGGCGACTACGTAACCGGTGCCGCCCTGACCGTCACGATCGAGAGCGACGAGGCCATAGAAGCCGGTGCCGCTTGGAAGGTGGGCGAGAACGGCGAATGGATGAGAAGCGGAGCTACCCTTTTAGGCATACCCAAAGGTGAGCAAACCGTATCCTTCAAGGATATCGCCGGTTATACCAAGCCGGCAGACGTGAAAGTCACGGTAGCCGATGGAGAGGACTTCACCGCTTCCGGTACTTATACCAAATCGTAAAACCAGTAAATAAATAAAACGATGAAAGATTTCAGAAAAGTTTTGTCCGTATTGTTTCTGCTAGCGGTGCTATCCGTCCTCTTCATGGGGGCGGACGTTCCGGCGGATTATGTGATGTGCGCCTCGTTTGGCCCTGTTTTATGGCCAGCTGGAGCGGACAATATGGGGGGTTATAAAGGTCGTATCGCCTTTATTCCGGAAACCTCAGTCTCTGTCGTCCCCACGCTCCCCAAAGAGGCCAAGGCCACAGCCGATTTCGTGACGGCGACAGGAGCTTTTACCTTTTTAGAGTCGGGAGGTAAACCGACACCTATTTACGCGACACGGGCAACTGTAGGATACAAAGCGGAGTCTCAAGGCGAGACAGATTGTAAAAGTTACAAGATCAGCGGCGAGTTCTTCCACCCCGGCAAGAAAGTGGAAGCCGCCGCTTTCGCCCGGCAGATCTGCAATACGCCCGGCTATTTGATCATCGAGGACAACGAGAGCCAGCAGCTTATCGGACAGCCCGGCTATCCTTGTACGGTTACCGCCTCTTTCGACGGCGGCAAGGCGGCGGCCGACAAAAGAGGTTGGTCCTTCACTTTCGAGGCCGATAGCCCCGCCCCTATGATTATCATGGGAACGCCTATCGATATAGACGCATTATTCACCGGGGTAGCTCCTACTCCACCGGAAGGAGGTTCTTAAATGATAACATTACAATACTGGTTAGCGGACCGTAAGCGTAAATACGCGGACGGTCTAGCGCTTTTTCAAGCTCTAGCTCCGGAGGAGATGAGAAAGAAGTATATCGCTTTCTTTAGCGAGGTAAAGGAGGTTCCGCAGTTCGATTCCCATTTCACCGTATTGGTGAATAAGTTGACAACCGTAGCGCGCCTATCGTCGGCCCAACCCCAGATAACAATCTCCGAACGGGGTTCGATACTCTTGAAAACAGCGGTCGCGGCAACAAAGGCGATCGAGAAAACAGCGGATCAGCAAAAAGGCGATAAAGTCTTAAAAGAAATCCTCGTGAAAGAATCCGAGCTATTCAAGCTACAAGACAAGATCACCGAGCTGGAGGAAGACAATGACGATAAATCCGGAGAGATCGATCAATTGCAAGCCGAGCTGGAGGAAGCGCAGGAAGAGTTGCAAGAACTGCAAGATCAATTCGCCCTGTTACGGCCCGGAGCGAAGATCGCCACATACTCCTCCCTTCCGGATAACATCCGTACGATCTTCGACGAGGTCCGCCAGATCACCCCCTTGTACGCCGCCTTATTCACGGAGATGCAGAACGAGGCCCTTACTCCGGAGCAACGCAAGCCGATCGCCGATCAGGTGCATGAGCTTTGGAGCCGCCGTACCAAGCTATGGGACCAGATCGACGCTTGGGCCGAGGGTAAGCAGATCCAGTTAAAAACCGAGGTTCAAAAAACCGAGGAGCTCCCGGCCGATCAATTGCTGAAAGGTATGCAGATCGCCAACCGGATCGAACGACTGAGGGAGAATATCCGGCGCACGGAAACCTCTATCGCCCAACATGAGAAAAACGGAAAGCTTAACCTCCGGCAAAAATCAGAACAACGCTTGGCTTATTACAAACGTGAGCTGGCGGAACTGGATAACTTGAAATAAATCTTGCTTCCATAATGAAGGGGAATAGACAATCCATAAGGTATTGGCTGTTCCCCTTTATCATAACCTATTTAGAAAGAATGAACAAGGAACTAACATCATACGACAAGATAGCCACGGTACTTTTCAAAGGGCATGAAGAAGCGGCAAGCCTTCTCTCCTGCCGGGAGCTTATGCAAAAAGATCGCTGGATGTTATGTGTTTCCAAGTTATTGGAAGACCCCATGACAGCTGACAAAGACCTGATCGCTTTCCTGATGGCCGGTTGCGACGGCAGTTGTGAGCCCGTATCACAAGCCACCGCTTACCGTGATCTGGCCGCTATCCGGAGACTCGTAGGAAATGTACAGTTAGCCGGCAAGAACTGGTATCGTTACATGGTGATCGAGGCCGCCAAGGAAGGTATCCGCATCGCCCGGGAAGCCAAAGACCCCAAAGGTATCGCCGCCAACGCGGACAAGATCGGTAAATACACCCGCTCCGATAAAGAAGACGATGACATTGATCGAAGCGCTTGGGAACCACCCTGCTTTGAGCCATCCGATGATGTCACGTTAATGGGAGATGATTTCAAGCCTATCCCTAATCTTGAAGAAGAAAGGAAATCATTCCGGGCATTGTTCAAGCAAGATCATGATATCGTAGATATTGAACCCATTACAGACGACTATGGCACTGATGACTGAACCTTTCACCCGTAAAGCGAAAGAGGCGCAACGCAAGTTTTTCAATAAGATGCAACGCATGGGAATGGCGATCGCCGCCCACGACGAGTATTGGGTGTGTAGCCGTGGTACCGGTAAATCCGAGGGTTTGGACGCACGCTTCATCATCCGGAATGTTTGGTCCATGCCGGGTTCTACCGGGGCTTTAATCTCTCCATCCTATGCCAAGGCTTGGGGTAATACGCTACCGGCGATTATTCACGCTCTCGCCGAATGGGGCTATATCGAGGGCATTCATTTCTTTGTTGGCCGCAAGGCACCCCTGTCCGCCAACTTCGGAAAGCCCAAGCGCCCGCCGCTTCAGACCGCATGGGGCAATTGCATTCATTTCTGGAATGGCACCGTATTGGTCGTACTCTCCTTCAGTCAAGGGATGTCAGCGAACTCCATGTCCTTAGATTGGGTAATCGGTCCGGAGGCGAAATTCCTAGACTACGATAAGATAAAATCCGAGGTTGATCCCGCCAATCGGGGAAATTTGCAAGATTTCAACCAATGCCCTTGGCATCATTCCGTTCTCTATTCCACGGATATGCCAACCTTAAAAGCCGGACGTTGGATATTGGATAAGATCAACGACATGAATCCGGTTCATATCAACTTGATCCGGAACCTATACCGGGAAATGAAATTAACCGAGCGCCTTCCGGAACAAACATCATACACCCAACGCAAATACAAAGAATTACGCCATGACTTAATGTTGGCCCGTAAGTATCAAGCACCTGTCAAACCTATGCGTGGCAAGACCCGGGAGTACACGGTATATTACGGAGAGTATGATATTTTCGATAACATGGAAGTCGTAGGCAAGGATTACATTTGGCAAATGTACCGCAACGTCCCTTCCCTTATATGGCGTACCGCGTTCATGAACGAACGCCTGTTCCGTGTCGCTAATGGCTTCTATTCGGCCTTGAACGATTACCATTTCTATACCCCCGGCGATACTCGCTACATGGGTAGCATGGGAGCGGACTGGAACCGGCTGCGACTGGCCGGATGCCTAGCCGATGGGGATCTGGATATGGACGCTCCCTTGCTAATCGGTTTCGATAGTAACTCCGCAATCAATACCGCATGTATCGGACAGGTACAAGGCCATCAATTACGTACCCTAAAGAGCTTCTTTGTCAAGACCCCCGATAAGCTGGATGAATTGGCTCGTCAGGTTTGCGAATACTACAAATACAAGCTCAAACGTGATATCATCTTCTTTTATGACCAGACCTTCACGTGGACTACCGGCAATAACTCCGAGTCCTATCAAGATACCATCATCCGGATCTTCAAGGAATATGGTTGGGATATCACCGATATCTATATCGGACAGGTAAGCCGCCACGACTGGAGGCACGAGCAAATAGACCGGGCCTTAAAGCATGATCCGACGCTCCTTTATCCTGTTTTCAATAAATACAACAACGAGTTCCTCAAACTCGCCATGGAGCAAACAGCGGTGAAAGTAGGCAAGAACGGATTCGAGAAAGACAAATCGCCGGAAGCTACAGAAGACAGCCCCGATAACCCGGATGAGTACAAGACACACATTACCGACGCATGGGACACATTGTTTGTCGGCGCGAATTTCTTTATGCCTGAACTCGCGTACGCGGAATCCGGAATCATCTTCCTTCATTAAAAATCGGTAGACGCATTTCATGCGTGATCTGTCTGAGGGAGGCAGCAGATAAGGTGAAAAATTGAACTTGCGCCCGCATTTTTTTTGTAGGGCGCTGCGGGGCGCTTTCGCACGCTTTGAGAAAAAAACGCTACTTGAGAGGTGCGCAACTATTAAGTATCAACAAATTAACATTTCAACAATGAGAAACCGTTGCGAAATATGCGGGGACAAAAAAAGAGCCTCTGTTATGGAGGCCCTAAATGCGCTGTTATGATTTGTACTTGCCGTGGCGTGAGTAAGCGTTGCCCGGAATGATACCCGGCTTCGGTAATCTCATAAAGTAACGCCTTGTTTAGATTAATCCATCTCTTTAGCTGGATCGAGGCCGAAGCGGGTGCGCTATTCGGGAAATATTGAATGCCTAGCTCCTGCAACCCGTAAGCCCTTATCTTAAAATTCTCATTGTCCATCCTTCTCTATTTATAAATTATCAAATATACTGAATACTAACCTCATAAAAAAAGGACGCACCCTCTTTTCCAAAACGATGCGCCCTTCTCCCTCAAACGATGCGTGCTTTTAGCCTAGATCTCGTCCGGACTCTCGGAGTCGTTTCCTCCCTCGCCTTTTTCCACGCTTACCTTCTCGAATCGCAATACCTTCGCTTGCGAGCGAAGCGCCTTACCCGGAGAGAAGGTGTACTTAGGACGACGAATCTTAGTAGCGTTGAAATCCTTCTCCACCTTCGTCCCCTCACTACCGAACGTGATACGGAAATTACCGAACTCACCCAGCTGTACGATCTTGCCGTCCGACATCTCCAGCTTCATCACGTAGATAAGCGAGTCCAGCACCGCTTTCACGTCTGCGCTGGATACGCAAGAACGCTCGCCAATCATGGAGCAAAGACGCTCCATATCACTAGTACCCGTAGATTTCGCCTGTGCGTAATAAAGCTTATCGCCTTCAGTCGCTCCCTTGTGCATGTCCCGTCGCTGCACTAATTTGTAAGTTGTAGCCATTGTTTGTTGATTGTTTTGAAGTGAATAATAGATAGTTGTGTCGTGATCACGGGGGTAAAGGTGGGATATGGTGATTATAGGATGTTAGGGATTACCTAGCAGTGTAAAGTTATATAAGGATATTACGATTTTTTCTTTGCCATCCCAAAAACTTTCACCATATTTGCGACATGGCAACCAAGAATGAATTAGAAAAAAGTAAAGTAAGAAAGGAAACTACCGCTAAGTTCTTTTTTGATATGGCAAAGTTGACATTTGCGGCTTTGGTGCTAGGGGTAGCGGCCTCTTTACTAAACCGGGAGATAGAGGATGAGATACCAAGTATGGCTAATTATCTTTTTGCGATGGGATTCATCGGTACGGTTGCCTTTGCGATGATTGGATATAGAATCTTAAAATAATAATAATATGCAGATAGCAGTTGTTTTTTTCACCGTTGTAGCTATTGTTGCCGTAGGCATATTAGCGTATACTTATACACCATCCGGAAAACGATGGATAGAGAACATGTGATAAATCCTTTTTGGAATATTCCCCAGCCGGCCCAATAAAAGCCGGCTTTTTCTTTGCCATCCCAAAAACTTTCACCATATTTGCAATGTCCTATTTCACGAAAGGCGGGTGACCGCCGAACATATTTGTATCGGCATTTTTTGTGTCCATACTAGTACGTATATATAATACAACGGTTTCGTACCCCCTTGATATGGCTTAATGGCCATAACTGCCTTTCGTGGTGTAGGACAAAGGGACAGGCGAGACCGTTTTTTGTTTTTCCTGCCCCAAACAAACAATGTTAGTTATGTCCAAACACGAAAACATTTGTTTGCCGGGGAATAATAGTACCCTACAATCAACGTCCACTCACGAAACGAGTTTCTTTTCTTGGATCACCGTCCAGAAGTTCTACAACTTGTTACCTCTTGGTATCACGCCCTGTAAATCCATTCACGAGGCAAAGATGTACACGGTAGCTTTATTAACAATGCTGTCTCCGGCGTTCTTACCGCTGATTGGAGTGGCTTGGTTCGTGTACTGCTCAGCGAAGAAAGGAGGCCGGTCATGAAAGCAAGCCCTTACATAGAACAAATACGGGTGAAATCCCCCGGCAAGAAAGAAGAAGTTCTTTATTGCATTGACTGTAATGAGTACCGCATGAGCGATATAACAGAAGAGCAACTTACGGATATATATAACTTGATCGGGGAGTTCCTCGGGAAAGGAGGTGAGCAATGAGAACTATTAAAACATTAGAGGAAGCCCACCGGATAATCGCTGAATTGGAAATGGAAATCAAAGAAACAAAAAGAAAACATGATGCCGCCTGTGAAAAAATAGGTTGGTTAAAAGGTAAGCTATCTGAGTGCGGAATACCTATTCGCATAGGAGATATGACCATTTTCACTATTATAAAAGGGGGTAAAGCCATATGACACTCCAAGAAGCCCTTCGCCTACTCGACATCGTGACCGATGTAAACGAGCAATACAGCAAACAAGAACGAATACGTGCCGCCATGCGGCTAGAAGAACTACTCCGGCTACTATTGCCGGAAGAATAATATCAATCAAGCCCCGCCCGGAGAAATCCTCGCGGGGCTTTTTCATGTCCTTTTCCGAAGGTATGATTACGAGCATCTTTGTGAAAAATGTTTGGAGATGATATCACAGGTATTTAGCCCAATCGTGGAGAGGATCTTGATAAAGCTCCAGATGGTATTGAACCATTCTTGGGGCTGGATAATAAGCGGAATGATATTCTTATTGAATTTTATCTCGCCCGTGAAATACGCTTTCGCCGCTATGGGCGTAGCTATTACGGCCGACTTGCTATTCGGGATGTTCTCGGCAAAGAAGCAAGGTAAATTCTTCCTATCACAAAGCGGAAGAGATACCCCCGCCAAGGTGATCGTCTATTTCGGTTTCATGCTCGTGGTATTCGTTACGGAACGGATATTCACTCAAGATAACGCCATAATCACCAAGGCCGGATGTACCCTAGCCTGTGTGTGCGAGCTGTGGAGCATGCTGGGTAGCGCATTGATTATCTGGCCGAACATGATGTTTCCAAAGCTGCTTAAACTACAGCTCAAAGGAGAGATCGAATCTAAGCTAGGAAAGAATATTAGTAACCAATTAGATAAGGAGGATTGTAAAAATGACAACGACACCAAGGGGAATCCGAAACAACAACCCCGGTAATATCCGGAACTCGGAGCGGAACGACTGGGCCGGAGAAGTATCGAAAGCCGATAAAAAGGACAACGCTTTCGAGGAATTCGAGGATATACCGCATGGGATACGGGCCATGATGAAGCTCTTGCTAAAATACCAGCGATCGTATAACCTACATTCCATAAAGGAACTGATAGAACGATGGGCACCCCGCGATGAGAATGACACGGCGGCTTACGTACGATGGGTATGCCGGGAGATGCAAATGCCGGACTGTTGCCGGCTAGACCTGTCGGACAAGGGAACGATGTGCGCCCTAGTGGATGCCATGTGCTACATGGAGAACGGCGAGCGTATCCCTATGGAAGACATCGAGGCCGGCTGGGAACTGATGTGAGAGTGGTATTGTTTATGCGAACTCCCTTTTGGATAGCGAATCATGGAATATGGACTTTATAAGAGATTGTGTGTCTTGGCCGGAATGGTGGCTCTTTGCGCTAGCTGCTCCGTGCGTCGTAGCGCTTCTGATCATAGCCATTACAGAGATCAAGAGCGACAGGTATTGGAGAGCTTGGATACCTCTATGGATGTACGGCTTGCCAGTTCCAACACCGTGCGAGATCGGTGGAGAAACATCCGGATCATACGAAGGGAATTCGACCTTGAGCGGCAGCCGGACGAAAACGGCCGATACCCGGTCAAGGCGGAAACGACACTCGAAGGCGAGGAACATGAGAACGAGCGAAAAGAAGAAGCGGAAAGCCAAAAGAAAGAGGAGAACGAGAGCGTTTTCGCCCGGTCGGAAGCCAGCCATGAGGAAGAGCGGTCCGGAGATACCGAACTCAACTCCGATGTCGGCAAGAACGCCCTCGGGTGGTGGGCGCTCGGCGTAACGATGGTTCTGGCCTTGGTAATCTTTTTAAGATGGAGATATGGAAAAAAGGATAAAACAAAGTGATGTCTGGGCTGTCATGCAGCAAAAGGATGACCGGGGACGATACAAGATGTTCTCGTTCTCGTACGTGCGGTTGAATGAAAGCCGGGAGGGAAATGGCTCTCCCGGCTCGATCGAGAATTATGAGGTAGCCTACTTCAGCTCGATCCACGCCAAGGGAAGCACGGTAAACATCCGGATTCGGGGCGAACGGTTCCCACGGAAGTTCATCCGTTGCATGATCATCCGGATTAACGGTAAAAAAATATACGCATAATGGGACGCAAGAACGTATTTCTAATGGGTGACACCGCTTTCCTCCCCGGAGCGAAAGCGGCGGTGGTCATGACCGAGGACGTAGGTTTTCTGGAGGATAAAAAATTCACGGCCACGGTCATTACCCCGGCCAAAGGATCTTCCGTCAAGAAAGAGGTCAGGTTTGTCCCGTTCGGTCACCAAGACAAGTTGCCCGTAAGGATCATGAAAAAGATCGCCGACAACACGATCGTAGGCAGCAATATCGAGTTCAAGGCGAACATGGCCTACGGCGATGGGTTGATGGTCTGCCGGAGGATGAAGAATCCGGAGACCCAAAAGATCGAGCTGGAGGAACTTACCCCGGAAGAGGCTCCGGAGATATTCCAGTTCATATCGGATAGCAACTACTTACGGGTAATGTCCGAGCTGGCCAACGATCTGGTCGTATTCTCCGACTCTTTCGTCTATCTGGCTTTTGGCAAACGGAAGGCCGGAGAGAGACCGAAGGTAGTCCAGATCTGGCACCGGGAGATGTGCTTTTCCCGGATCAGCGAGCAAGACGAGAAGACGAAACGCATCGAGTATCATGGTTATTCCTCGCAATGGGGAGAGGAATCATTTCCGGACGACGTGATCGTAACGAGATTGCTAGATCGCCGAAGCCCGCTTTACGATCTCAAGGTCCGTACCGGGCTCGTACCCGATCCGGAGACCGGAGAGAAAAAGGACGAGGAAGAGAATGGCTATACGTTAAGCCTCAATATGCCGGTACCGGGGCGTTTTTATTACAACCGCCCTTATTGGTGGTCCATCTTCCTCGATTGGTACGAGTTCAGTTGCGCCATCCCGAAATTCAAGAAGGCGTTGCTGAAAAACCAGATGGTCTTGAAATATCACGTCTCCATCAACATGAAATTTTGGGACAAGCTTTACGACTCGGAAGGTATCCCCAAGGATGACAAGAAGAAACGGAACGAGCGCAAGAACGCTTTCCTACAACAACTGAACGACTTCCTTTCCGGAGAGGAGAACGCCGGCAAGAGCTTCGTATCCCATTTCCGGTATGATCAGATCAATAAATACGAGGAGAGCGATATCATCATCAAGCCCTTGGAATCATTTATCAAGGGCGGTGAGTATATCGAGGACTCGGAGGAAGCGACAAACGTGATCTGTAACACGATGGGCGTACATCCGTCCTTGAAAGGAGCGTCGCCCGGGAAATCGAAGAACATCAACGGTACCGAGGCCCGGGAGTTATTCATTATCGCCCAAGTGCTGTTCAAGCCGCTCCGGGACATGATGGTTCTCCCGCTATACCTAGCCCGGGAGATCAACGGATGGGGAAAAGACATCGAGTTCGTGATACCCAATATCATGCTAACGACACTCGATAAGAACACGGGATCGGAAAAGAGTATCGGTAACGAAAAAGTATAATCATGACACAGCCATTCCTACAAACGATAGATGATTTGAGGCATACCGTCAAGGTAAACGCCTCATTTAAGTTCGAGATATTGGAGCCTTATCTTCAAGACGCTTTCGATCGATATATCGTCCCCTACCTCGGGGAAGCCTTGGTCGATCGGCTGTATCGAGAGCCGTTAACAGAAGATATCCTTACGATCAAGATGCTCGCCAGCCGGATACTGGGACCATTGGCCGTGGCGCTAGCCAGTCCGGAGCTAGGGGTCTTGATCGGTGACAGCGGGCATACGGTAAGCCGGAACGATAAGTTCACCGTAGCCAGCGACCAAAAGATCGCCCGATCGGAAGAGAGCATGCAGGAACGGGGATGGAATAACTTGGATAAGCTACTGGAGCATCTAGGAAGCCACGAGAACGACTATCCGGAATGGAAAGAAAGCCGCTATTACAAGAACCAAGCCAACGGCCACTACCTTAATTCCGCCCGGGAATTCCAAGATTACGGTAAGGTGAATATCGATTATTCCCGGTTGACCTTCGAAAAGTTCCGTCCCCTACTCGATACACTGGAGATGAAGCTATGCCGCTGGATCGGGACCACTCTTGACAAGAGCTTAAAAGACACCTTAAGAACCGGCGTGGATGATCCGCTCCGGATCAAGCTGATTGATTATATCCGGGTATGGCTCGCCATGTACGTAGCCAAGCTCCATACCAGCCAAACCACCCGGGTACAACGTACGGCGGCCGGCCAGCTGGAGTTTAAGCCCGTGATCTATCCGCTGTATTCCGATCCCACGAACAACGGTAATTTCTACGCCGAGCAGGTAACGTCACTAGAAGCGGTAATCGAGGATTACATGAAAGTTTACGCCCCGGAACTAGGCCTCCCCGCTCCTATCAAGAACGACTTTAATTCCAAGGACAAACATATTTTCGTATTATGAGAAAAATAACGATCAAAGATATCGATTACCTCGTGCCCGGCACATGGGATGAGATGACAACGGAACAGCTTTGCTTTCTCGCCAATATTTTGAACTCGAAAAGTACGGCCCAAGAAGCCAAGGTCAAGATGCTATTGTTTTGCCTGTCCGCGAGAATCCGGCGATACCAGAAAGCCAATGGAACCGGTTACGCCGTTTCCCTTCCCAAAAATCGTATATGGATCACGGCCGAGCAACTGGCGGCGTTGAGCACCATCTTTGATTTCTTATTCCAAGAGACAGAAAAAGGGATCGAGCTGGATATCCGCTTAACCCGTAACCCATTCCCCGTCTACAAAGACAAAGATATCGAGTTATACGGCCCGGAAGACGGCCTGACCAATATCAGCTACGGACAGTTCATCATGCTACAGACTTGGCAACAGCGGATGAGACAGGATTTATTCGAGGCATTGGATAACTTCCTATCCATAATCTGGAAAGACGGCTCATTCTCCATACGTGAGGACGGTGATCCGGCTTGGTTCCGGAATGTAGAGCCGATCGTAAAGACAGTCATGTTCTGGTACTACCTAGGTAGCATGAATTTCATACAAGCAAAGTTCTCCCGGGTATTCTCCTCCGGAGGGAATGAAGCCCCTTTGGATATATTCGACACGCAACAACGCATCGTGGATGAGATGGCCAGCGGAGACGTGACCAAGAAAGAACAGGTAAAACAATCCCTTTTATACGACGCTCTCTATACCCTAGAAGTAGCGATCGAAAAAGAGGAGAAAAAGAAACAAGATATGTAGTAATAGGTGTTTTTCATGGTATTAGATTTTTAGATTAGTAATGGACAGCCGCTTTGCCTGTGAAGGTGGAGCGGTTTTGTTATTATCTCCAATCCAGATACTATGATAATAAAAATATTACCAAACGTTTGCCATTGATAATATTTTTATTATCTTTGTGATGTCATTAAGACAAGAGCTCTATGCATAGTGACGATGGGCTAAAAGCCCGGATAGAAGAGGCAGAAAAAGATCTCCTTTTTTATCTCCGCAAGTATCATGAACTGACTTCGAGAAGCAAATTCATGAAAGCGGTGGTTGATAAAGAGATCAAGAGACTTGAGAAAGAACTTAAGGAACTTGGAAAGTATTATTGACCAGAAAGGTTCTCCCCCTCCAGGCCAGAGGGAGAGTTTCCCTTTCATGTGTAACTCAAAAAACAGAATAATATGGATAAAGTAAAGCGTTTTTTTGAACTAAAGGAACTTTGGAAAAAGTCCCCGGAGAATGACCGCCCTACCATAGACCGACAGATTACCGATTTGTTGGATAGTATGGATGAAAAGGAAACCGAACTGCTTACCGCAGGTGTGCAAAATGACTTTGAAAACATCCATAAAGAGATCGCGGACATCAAGGAGCAGCTAACTATTCGTGAACGACTGGGTCCCGTTTTACCATACCTGTCCGTCTCTAATCTAGCCAAAGATTATTTCGGGAAATCATCCTCTTGGTTCTACCAACGATTAAACGGGAATAGCGTGCACGGTAAAATTTGCAAATTCACACAGGAGGAACTGGCTATTTTGGATATGGCGCTGAAAGACATCAGCCGCCGGATTACTAAATTGAACTTGGTATGATACTTACGAAAACAATATAATACGATCGGGTTTCTTTGCCATCTCAAAAACTTTCACCATCTTTACAAAAAGATTAGATATCAAATATATCGAGGCCATGCGAGATATTTGAAAAAGATAAACTTCATTGAAGAAAGAGCCCGCAAAGTAGGATCATGGCCGGTCTGAAATGCGGGCTCTGTTGTTTATGGAACTAAAAGAATTTATTAAATCCGCTATAACCCAGCTTTCGGAAGCTGTTTATGAATTAAATGATGAATTGAAAGATAAAGGAGTAGTGGTAAATCCATGCTATGCAGAGAATACAAACTTTGAGACGATAGACAATAGTGAAGGTGTTATTGTTTCATCAGTAGAGTTTGATCTACAAGTCAGCACCTCTGAAATAAAGGAAAATAGCGGAAAGATCGGTGTATTAGCCAGTGTAGTAGGTATAGGCGCTTCAACCAAAGAAGGAAGCAATGGAAATGAGGCGAACCGAATAAGGTTCAAGTTACCTGTTGTTTTGCCTTATAAGAAACCTTATTGATGCCTTTTTCCTTGGGATGTCATACCGTCTTTTATATACAATTCAATGTCTTGGGCTGAATCGCTGACAGTAAAACCTTTATCCCTTCCTTCGTGGGCTTTAATGGCATACTTAACACAACGTTCACGAAGACGTTCCTCTTTACGTTTGCGGAAATAGTTGATTATTGATTTCATAGGAATAACATTTTCCACAAAAATACGTGGAAAGCATTGTGTTACCAAAAACTTTCCCCATCTTTACGAAAAGATTAGAAACCGAGTAGAACCGAGTGCATGCGGTGACCTTCGGAAAAGATATGCCAATTGGTTTTTTAATGGCCTGTAGAGTATGAGGATGCACCCTCAGAAATACAGGCTATTCTCTTTTGATAATGTTTACAGAAAAACAATACGAGATAGCGGATAAGATACTTGCCACGGTGAAACAAAATGCTGGTCGCTGTAATATAGACCAATTTTATAATGGCCTTCCGGACTATGATAATCACACGATGGATTATGAGTATATGAAGGAGACGCTGATGAAGCGGTATCATGCGATCGAATATATGGGAAAGGATGAATATTGGCTGATACTAACCAATGAAGGAGAAAGTATTGCTACTATTGGATTGAAAAAACATCTGCAAAAGTCAGCAGATAAAGAAGAACTGGAAGATAAAAAATTAAAACTTGACGTGGCTAACGGCTGGGTCTCCTTGTTTAAATTCGCTTGGTGGGTCTTGGCCGCTATAACAGGTGCCGTAGTAGATAGTTTAGCAGGAAACCCGATAGGAAACCTAATACGTAGATTAATCGAGTAGGTCTGATTGCGTGTATCATATTTTCTATGCGAGTGATACGACGGCTTAACGACAGCTGCTCTTGTCTGATTTTATAGATATCGTAATCTGTTGTATTCATATCGCAATTCTTTTCCACAAAGATACTTGGTTTCTTTGCCATATCAAAAACTTTTCCCTACTTGCGATCCATAATAATCAATACAAAATTAAACATGAAACACCTAATCTGTATCTTATTTGTTACACTACTTAGCACAAACGCTTTTGCACAAGATTTCGAAATTGTAAGAAATCCTATGTCGCAAGAAGAATTTAAAGAATTTATCTACCAAAAATATTCAAACTTTGAAAAAAGGAAGATAGAAGATAAGAAGTTACCCAAATTAAAAAAGGAAGATATGATTGAAATATTGTCTTCAGTACCTTTTAATGATGATGGAAGTTTTACTATTTCTTACGTCAGACAAGTTGAAGGGCTTGGTAAAGGAACACTATACGACAATATCTATCAATCATTGGTTGATGTTTTCGTTAGTGCTAAAAATATTTTGCAAATGCAAGATAAAGAAACAGGTATCCTTGTTTGCAAAGGTATGACTGAAGGTTATTTAATTTTCAGTATGGGGTTAATGGGTAAATATGTAGGAAGTGTACCGATACATTTTACATTGAAAATCCAAGTACGAGATAATAGGTACAAAATAGATTTATATGATATTTATGTAGAGAAAGGAGATTTAAATGAAGCCGAAGCCCCTATAGAAACTTACTTGACTAGGGATTTTTATTTAACATCGTTTGTTTCCGATGGACTAGGACTTACTAAAAGTAAACGAACAGATGCCCATTACATAAATGTAAGAACACAAGTCCTACTAGAACAGCTATATAGGCTATATCAGATTGAAAATAACATATTCAATGGAGTGTCTCAGCTAAAAACAGAGGAGGAAGATTGGTAGATTTCTTTTAATTAGCATTGCCATCTCAAAAACTTTTACCATATTTGCATCAGCTAAAGTCACGAACGTTTGTCGTTCTCGTTGAGCATCGGTTATTGCTCGGACATATTTTTGATAGTCAGGGCTTTTTTATGCCTTACTTTGTTGTATAAAAATATTGGCGGTTGCCTTTCCTACAATTTTCGTACCTTCGGGAACGTAACGTTGTGACTTTAGCGAGTGGAAATGGCAGCCGCTTTTTTTCTGCCCATACGCTAAAGTCACAACGTTATGAAAACAAATTCATTAACCGTATCATCTTCCCGGAGCCGGGAACATGATCTCTTTTCTTGGACAACCGTCCAGAAGTTCTACAACCTGTTGCCTCTTGGTATCGCCTCCTGTAAATCCATTTACGAGGCTAAAATGTACACGGTAGCTTTATTGGCTATGCTGTCTCCAGTGTTCTTACCACTGGTCATCGTAGCTTGGTTCGTTTATAACTCAGCGAAGAAAGGAGGCCCAAATGATTAGACTGGAAGATATATGTATATCAAACCTAATGCTGGATGCGATCAGATATTGGCAGGAAAATGATAAAGGTGGGTTAGAAGAAGATGTTAAGGCCATTGACAGCGCTATCACTTTCATTGCATGCGAGCATGATGCCCCGGGTGTACTTTCTGAAAAAGAATCATTGTCGCTTATTGCGGCTCTAAGTTTTCTGAAAAAAAGATTATGTTTGTTTGAAGGAAAGGAGGAACCGAAATGAAACTCCAAGAAGCCCTGCGCCTACTCGACATCGTTACCGATGTAAACGGACAATATAGTAAAGAAGAACGAATGCATGCCGCCATGAGATTGGAGGAGCTGTTACGCTTGCTTCTTCCAAAAGAATGATTATATTTGCAGTATGCTGACATTTGTAGCTATATTAGGTTTTGTTATGCTGATCGGTGCGGCTCTGAATGAAGTGCGTCACAGCAAAAACCATATAAGCAAGGTTATAGCTGGTGTGTTGATTGTTTTGCTATTATTTATTTTGCTTTTTTAAATAGAAACTGATAATATTCAGCAGATAAAAATTGTTGTATATATGAATAATGTTCTTCAAAACATGGATAATACGAACATATATTTTAACTCTTTGAAAAGAGCGGATTGGCTGAGACAAATCGCTACTATCAGGAATGAATATAAAAAAGAAAATTATCAAAAACAAATAACTTTTGTTTTTAAGGATACATTGTCTCCTGAATTATTTCAGCCTATTCATGTTGTTACAATTGCATGTTTGATTGAATTTTTAGTTAATGTAGAAGAACATACTATACGGATATCAAATGAATCTATAGAGAAGCTGTTTTTTGAAGATCTTAAATTTAGAGAGTATTGGAATTACAGTAAAGATCATGTGGATTCTGAAAGTGATAATATATTTAATTTATGGCGTATAGTTGAGAATCAAAAAGACGCATATGCAATAGAGGTAGAACAATATTTTAAAAAGAATTTCTTTAGAGGTAAAGACTTAAGTATAATTTCGCTTAGCATAGTAGAAGCATTTTATAATGTTTTTGATCATGCTGATGCAAATGGTAATGCTTTTTCATTTATTAAATATGAAGGACAGGATGAAGTCTTGCGTGTAGCTATTTGTGATTTCGGGAAAGGTATATCAAAATCTGTCAGAAATTTTGATTCCACTATAATATCAGATAGCGATGCTTTGAAAAAGTCTATAGAGGTTGATTTTACAGTTGGATCTAAGGTTCATAATAAAGGAAAAGGCCTAGATAATATATTATCGTGCGCTGATGCAGTAAGAATAATTTGCAATACAGCTCGTTTATTAAAGAAGCATGAAGTTAAAATTGACAATATTGATTTTGATTTTAATGGGACGTTGATATATTTCGAATTATATTTAGGAAATTTGGAAGAAGAAGAAATTTTAGACGAGTTTGATTTTTAACTAAATAAAAAGAGGATACTATGTGTACAATTAAACTTTATGACGTGATGGAAGGAAAGGATTTTCCTATGGCAGGAAGTAGTCTCTATGATATAATCAGAGAGAATATGAATTCTTCGGACAAGATTACCATCGATATGGAAGGTGTGTCTTCTTTGCCTTCTATGTTTTTAAATGTTTCAATTGGTAAGTTTATAGATGAATTTGGTTTTGAGACACTTAAGAAGAAGATTTCATTTACAAAGATAACAAAATTGCAAGCTGAACGCTTGACTGATTATATCAGTAGGTATAAAAGGTGATTAGTAGTTTTCATATGTCCTTTAAAAGCTCCCTTCGGGGGGCTTTTTTTGTGTCTATAAATTGGATGTTATGGACATATACAATCACTTTGAGTATTCGGAATGGATCGCTAGGCATCTAGCCGCTATCGGTCATACGGACGGGGAATGTCATTTCCTCCGTAGTGACGAGGTAGAGGAAATCTCTGATCTGGAAGAACGTATCTCCTCTATCCGGGATCATGTATTAGTCGCCATCGACGGGCTTAACTCGGATTTCTCTTGGCTTAACAATGACAACCTCGTAAATATCCCACAATATTTTATCGCCCTATTAAAGCAATGCGAGGCCGGGAATATCGACGGGATTCACTTTGCGAAAGCGGAATGCAAGGATCTTCTCATGCAGATCGTCTGCCGGATGATGCTCGACTGGAACGAGGAACGTAACGGGCTTCAGTTCCTAGAGCTAAACAGCATGACCTTTCGGGGCATAGGTCCCATGGGAGATAATTTCTATGGGGTGATGTTAGGCTTCAACCTAAGAAAGCCTATCCCCTTCTCTATCGACCAATCAATGTGGGTATGATATGGGAGTCATGAAAAGATTGAGCGAGCAGATGCGCACGCCTAAACGCAAGAACTCCCTAATCGGAGCGAGGGAAGGATTACCCTTCGAGATCTCGCTAGAGTCAACCAGCCGGATCGCCCGGTATGAACGTAGGCAGGATAAGGAGAAATTGAGACAATTTAATTCTGAGGTAAAGGAATGGATGGGCTACATAATCCAAGACTTGAAAGGGAATATCGCCTTGCTTGTCCAGAAAGATGAGTTCCTATCGGACTCCCTAGAACCCAGAATTTACAAAAGTAAAGGAGAGACCGAACGAGTGGGATTCAGTTTCGCCCGTGAAGGTATCTATATCCATAGGGGAGCCGGACGGGGCCAAGGTGGTTTCCGGGGCGGCTCTAAATGGACGGACAAATACGGGAAGCTGAAAAAGACCAACCCGGATTCTTTCTACCTGATGGGAACCGGCAACCGCCACCCGATCCGTTGGTTCGATCCCATCATCGAAAAGAATCTTCCCAAACTGGCAGACATCGTAGCGGACTACGCCGCCGATATGCAAATCGACGCATCACGAATTTTCATAGATAAAGATTAGGATATGGCAGGAGATTTAAACAGGAGCATCAAGATATATCTGGATAACTCCGACGCAATGACTAGCGCATCGGAGTTAGAGACGAAAATCGGGGAACTGGAGAAAAAGCTACTCGATCTCCGAGCAGCGGGAGAAGGCAATAGTAAGGCGGCTAAGAAAATAGAACGTGAGTTGACTGCCCAAACCCAGAAGATGCAAAAGTATAAGCAAGAGGTCGCTGATACGGAAAGAGTATTGAAGAACCTAAGTGGAGCTACTTATAATGACTTAATAAAGACAAAGAATAAAATTTCAACGGAGCTGAAAAAAGTAACTCGTGGTACCGCTGAATATAACACTAAACTAGAAATGCTGAAACGCATCTCCAAAGAAACCGCACTAGCCCAACAAGAGATGCGTGTAGAGATCGGTTGCCAAGCCTCGGTCTGGGGACGTGCCACAGATTTCGTAAATAAATATATGGGAATCATTGGTACCGCAGTGGCAGCCATTACGGGTATTACTCTTACTTTCAACAAATTCCGTGAAGCCCGCAATAAACTGGAAGAAAGCAAGGCCGATGTAAAAGCTCTTACAGGCCTAGATGATGAAAGTATAGAGTGGCTTACAGATCAAGCAAAACGTCTTTCCACTACAGTTACCGAAGAAGGTATCCGCATACGCCAATCCGCTGATGAGATACTGGAAGCTTATAAATTAGTAGGTTCCGCTAAACCCGAATTGCTAGCAAATAAAGAGGCTTTAGCAGAAGTGACGGAGCAAACGCTCATCCTCGCCTCTGCCAGTGGCATGAAACTTACGGATGCGGTAGATGCCGTCACCTTGGCATTAAACCAGTATGGGGATGGAGCTGATCAAGCCGCTCGATATGTAAATGTACTTGCCGCCGGAAGTAAATTCGGTGCAGCAGCCGTAGAGAGCCAGACCAAAGCTATAAAGACAAGTGGTGTCGCAGCCGCTTCTGCAAAGATTCCGATCGAACAACTGGTTGGAACCATTGAAACTTTAGGTGAGAAAGGTATCAAGGATGAGATCGCCGGTACCGGACTCAAAAAGTTTTTCCTTACCCTGCAAACAGGAGCTGACGAGACTAACCCCAAAATAGTCGGGCTAAATACGGCTCTGGAAAATCTCCGCAAAAAACAAATGGACGCTACCGCTATCAAAAAGATGTTCGGGGAAGAAGGTTACAATGTTGCCTCTGTCCTTATCAATGAAGCGGATAAGGTAGAATATTATACGAAAGCCGTAACTGGCACATCCGTCGCTTTAGAGCAGGCCACGATAAAAAGCCAATCTGCCACGGCTAAAATGCAACAAGCAAAAAACAAACTTAACGATCTTGGCATTGAGTTAATGGAAAAGATCAATCCATCCATTATCAGCGTAATGAATCAAACCGTGAACTGGACTAAAAAACTAGTTCTGATGGCCGATTGGATCAGTAAAAATACAGGGCTGGTTATTACCTTAATATCGACATTAACTTTGTATACAGCCGCTATCAAGCTAAACACTTACTGGAAGATTGCGTCAAATGGAGCTACTCTAAAAGCTACAATTATAGAAAAGGCTCATTTAGTTGCGACCCGTTCTTCCATAGCCGCAGAATATGCATTAGCGGCAGCATCAGCTCTCAAGGCTAGAAATATCAAAGCTGCGACTATGGCTATGCGCAGTTTCTTAGTGACTCTGGGTCTCAATCCCATTATTGCGGCAGGTGTGGCAATTACGGCTTTAGCTGTAGGTATTTACAAGATATGGGATAATTCAACAAAAAGTGCCCGGGCCTTAAAAGAGATGAACAAGGAAATCGCCAACGAACGGGCAGAAGCTTATACCCTATTTGACGCTCTCCAACGAAGCAACGCCGGAACAAAGCAACGAAAAGAATTAATCGATGAGATCAATTCTCGATATGGAAAATATCTTGAAAACCAACTAACAGAACAAAGTACAACAGAGGATATCGCAAAAGCTTTAGAAATAGTTAATGAAAAGTTGCATGAAAACATAGTTTTAAAAACCATGCAGAAAGAGAAGGAGGATGTAACGACCACCGCCTTAAATAAACAAATTGATTTGATGGATCAAATGAGGGAAAAATCAAATCTGGGACAATTCGTTACCGACGCTATGCTTCGAGACGTAAAACGTATAACAGATGAAGGGATAAAGAACGGACGCTCATGGACAAAAACATATGATGATGTCATCTCTTACATTGACTACTACTATGGGGCCAGAGGTAAAGTCGATAAGGATTTCTGGGGAAGTTTACAGAGCTATATGACACAAACTTACCAATTAGCATCCAACCTCGATAAGATATCTCAGAAATACTCTCCTCTTCTGCCTAAAAAAACTGCAAACGAGTTGCCAGAAGTAGAAGTTATTGCCCCTAAAATAAAAAAAACGGATATAACCCCGGGACTGTCAGCGGAGCAAGAGAAAAAAATCACAGACGCAAAGCTGAAAGAGGTTGATCGTTATATCGCAACCAAGAAACTAAAATTGACACAAGATTATACCGAGGGCCTAAGATTATATGATGATTATCAAACAAAACTTCAAGCTTTAGAACTCGAAAAATTAAATAAACAATTAGCTATCTATAAAATAGGCAGTGACGAAAGAAAGAAAATTGAACAACTGATCCTTGATTTCCGAATTAAACTGATGGATAAATCCTATCAAGAATATCTCAAAAATTTGAAAAAAGAGGCCAAGGCCGATAAAGACCGTAAAGTCCAAAAAGAGAAGTTATACAACGGACTAAATAAAGATTTGCAATCTTTCGTTAAAACACAAAATGAGAAACAAGAGGAATTAGCGAAAAAGCAAGAAGAAACAGACAAACGAAGAGCACAAACCTTATTAGACTTCTCCGCTCAAGCTGGCCAAATCCTTGGGGAATCTTTAGTTGATTCTGAAACAAGTTTTGCTGACGCTATGGGGAACATTCTATTATTGACATTAGATACTCTTCGCCAAGTTGTAACAATGTCGATCGCAGAAACCACAATCCGCAATGTGTCTAAATTAGGATTCTTAGGACTAGCAAAAGCCGCTGCCGAAATCGCACTTATCAACGTCGCTTTCGGTGCCTTGAAAGGTCTTATCAAGAAACCTAGTACATCTACCGCAAATGCAGGTCTTAATGACAGCACTACGCCGCAAACCGGACAACGAGTTGTATCAGACTCCACCGGTTGGTACAACGGAGGATTCACCGGCAACGGTGGTATACTTGAAGTGGCTGGTCCCGTACATCGAGAAGAATACGTTACACCGGCATGGCAATTACAAGATCCGGTTTCCATGAACCATATCCTAGCCTTGGATGCCATCCGAAGACAAAGAACAAGCACAAATCCTCTTCCCGTCAACGGATTCGCCAACGGTGGATACAATGGACGCTCGGATGAAGAAAATGTAATGGTTTCAAGTAATAATCCGGAATTACTCAAAGTACTCACACAGCTACTTATGCTATTTTCCGAACTAAGAGCAAAAGGCATGAGGGCCTATATCGTTTATAGCGATATCGAGGCCGCCCAGAAGACATTGGACAAATCCAAAAAGATAGGAGGCAAATAAGATGGACATCATTCACGAATCCGGCAAGGCTTACGACCTAGGAGACATCCAATTGACCTTATCCCGGATGAACCCGTTCTTTAACGATTACGGAGAGCAGAGCTTACCGGTAACACTCCCTCCCACGGACAGGAATAGGGAACTACTCACCTATCCGGATAACATGGCCGGGATCAGCAAGGCCTCGCAGCGGATCAACGCCATGATCCAGCACGGGGTATTCTCCATCCCCTGCCGTCAAGCCATCCTGTCGGCGAACCGGAAAACCGGGATCGAGACCAGCTTCTACCTCAATACCGGAGCGTTCTACGAGAAGATCAAGGATGTACCGTTATCCACGGTCTTTGAGGACAAGGTTATCAAGTTCGCATCTGCCAGCGAGGCGATATCCTTCTGCCGGAACCTGTTCATTACACATGACGACCGATTCGCCTTGTTCCCGGCCATCCTAGAGTCCGGTTCTTTAAACGCCACCGGTGATCCGGGACCGGACGGATATCCCCGTCTTTACAACGACGTGGAGCGGACGGAGGTAGTCGATGAGAAAACGATCCGGTTGGCTCCGGGATTCTACATATCCCCCTTCATCCGTGGATTGCATCTATTGGAGGAGATATTCGCCTATCTCGGCTACACCTTGGAGGACTCCTTCTTTTCCCGCACCACCCCATTCAAGGACATGGTCTTTCTGAACAACACGATCGATACGATCGTAAGGGGTGAGATCCGATACTCCCAGATCGTCCCGGACTGCATGATCAAGACGATACTGGACGTATACCGATATAAATTCTGCTGCGAGTTCATCCCGGACGAGACCCGCAAGACCATCCGTATCGTGCTATTCGATGAGAACCTGAACGAGACACCCTCCTGCGACCTCACGGATTGCGTAGCCGGTAAATACACAGTCAACCATCCCTCGAGCTTCAAGCAGTTAAAGCTTACCTGTGACCGGCTCACGCCGCCGGAAGAGAAACAGGAGAGCGAGCGCCCGATGCCAACAACGGGAAGAGCCACGGGGAACGAGAACGAGGAGTTCAGTACCTTGGTAGACCTATTAAAGAAATACCCGGACGTGGAGTATAACCAGATATCGGGTGAGTTTGTCCGGAGAGGTTACAAGGGGATCACGCCGGTCACGCAACGGATCGGTCTGGTCACGATGGATTATTACGCCGGCGGGACACTGGAGACGGAGAGCAAGGAATCCCCGGACGTGCTACCGGCGATGGTCTATACACCTGCTTTTGGCAGCGGAGGAGCCGGGGCCATCCCGCATCTCGGGATTTATATAGGGACCGGAAGATCGTTGAACTCCTCCATCATCATGGATTCCGTGAATGACTCCACGTCTGAGGTGGCGGGCGAGGCGGAGGATAACGAGGAGCTGAAACCCATGCCGGCGTTCGTATTCCATGCCGGGAAACTGGACTACGGGACGATCCTCAATCATGACGCCGAGGGAAACAAGCTCTGGAACTATACGCTCGCCTACCACGGCCCGGACGGGCTTTTCGAACGGTTCTGGAGGAATTACGATTCCCTGCTCCGGAACTCTCTGCTCGAGATAAAAGCGAGCATGCTTCTCAGTGACATCCAAAAGGTATCGCTCTCCGAGTACAGGAAGGTGACGATCGAGGGACAGGAGTTGCTTCCCTCCGCCATACAATATAGCCCGGGTTCCCGGGAACCCTTGGAATCCACGTTCCTTACCACGAGGCTTTACGAGCCGGTATCCACGGCCATGGCCGAGGCAGAGCGGTTCGCCTCCCATGTATCCAAATATAAATGGAAGGTCAACTACTCCCGGTCCAACGCCAGTGACAGCGTGAAAAGGAGATGGGTGTTCAAGGAGGAGCCCGTGACCATATACTACGCCCCGCCCAGCGCATACCAATACGTGCAGGGCGGGAAATACCATCAAGCCACTTATCCCGTGCAATTCTATAGCCGTGGCTCCGCATCCGGGCCGACCGATCCGGAGGACGGTACCCTGACCGTGTGGCTCGAGCCCGTGACCCGGTAACTGTCCTTTATCGGACCATCCGACAGCCATACTTTTGGGGGTAAAATAATCGCAAATGGCAACGATCATAGATAAACCAGACGCTCTGAGCCTGTCCGGGAACATGAGGAAATTTGTATTGGGGGCACAAGAGGCCGTCTCTTTCATCTTGAAGAAAGGAACGGCCACCTTGCTCGAGCAAAGCTACGAGCCCGGGCCGGACAAGATGGTCACGATCGACGTGAGAGAGGTGGTGGAAAGCCAATTGAGCTATACTTTGGACACGGCCCAAGAGATCTATTCCCAAAATACCATATTCGCAGATTTCACGGCCACGATAGACGGGACCTCCCACTCGTTCCGGGCGATCCGGTGCGGGATAGCGGATCTGGCGGACACGCCGGGAAACTGGTTGAAGTCCCACTTCCTCACGTGGCAGCCAAAGGTCAAGGAGGTGACCTATTACTCACCGGAGTGGTTGACCTACTACGCCATATCGGACTGCACGGTGAAGGCCAAGGCCACGTTCCCGGACAAATCTTCGAGCATGACCTCCTTGAAGGGAATGACCGCCGGCGAGTGCGTGACACTCAATCTCCAATACGCAATCGTAGCCAAGCTATTCGGGAACAAGTACCCCAGCTATCTCGAGGTTTACGCCGAGGCCGGCGGAGCGAGACTGAGCGTATCGCAATTCTATAAATTCACGGATATCCATTCCGAGGACGAGCAATGGTTCCTTTTCGAGAACAGTCTGGGAGGTATGGACACCTTCCGTGCCCATGGGGTGAACCGTCTGCAGGCAGAGCATGGCCACCTGATAGCGGAACTGGACGAGAACCTGTCCGAGTATGACGTGGAGACCGATCGTAAGTTCGTTAAGAACACGGGATTCCTCGATGATTACTCCCGCCGTTGGTTGCTGGATTTTTTCCCCAGCCGGGCCAAGTATATATACGAGGCGTCCATGATCCGGAGAATAATCGTCACCGAGAGCGACGCCACCTACACCTCCAACGATCTCCCGAGCTCCTATACGTTCACGTACCGACTCTCGGAGATCTCGAGGTACCTGAACCTTATCCGTAACGAGAAAGAGCTTCCGGATAATCTAACGGTTCCAAACCTCTCCTCGCCGGATTTTATTTTTCCCCCTCGCTTAGCTGAGCTCCCACGGCAAGAGCTTGGCGAGGGGGTATTATTCCCGGCCTTTGATCCGCATAACCCGAAAGCATCCGTTACGTCTTTTGGTGTAATACATGACACGATAAGGAACGGCATCATAAGCGAACTTGGAGAGACATGGAGGGCTATCGTCAACGGAGCAGGAGGATCGGGTGGACCGGGAGACGATTTCTATCATATAAAATTAGATGATCTGACAGAGCCGTCCGATGAGAACGCTTTCACGGCTCTTAGAGTCTTGAAGGAGATACTAAAGCCTATATCCGCACTTGATGATCGCTTTTTAAGAAAAGATATAGATGATACGGCGCATGGTAACATCTCTTTCGAAAAAGACATAATCTTAAGCGGGCTGGAATCCTCCATCTACTCAGACCGTGACGCTGATAGTTTCAAGCACGAGAACGGTTTCCGTATCTTCGCCGACGGCACGGCATGGGTAAAGGACTTGAAGGTGAAGCATGACTCCATGTTCGCCGGTTCCCTTTCCTCTCCTACATTCGCCTCCGGTTTCCCGAACGGGACGGGATTCATGATAGCGCCTTACAAGGTGACGAACGCCGCCGGTGTGGAGGAGACTAAATACAAGCTGGAGATCGATTCGATCTCGGTACGTAACGAGCTTAAAGTATATACGTTCGTGGTCTCGCAACTGCTTGGCGAGAACGACAACCGCATCTTCGCCGGAATGATGGAGGTGGATCATTATGATCCGGAGACCGGTCGGATCTACTTGGATACCGACGGAGGCAGGTTGTACAACCCGTTCCGGGAAGGCGATATCCTCATGGTACAGCAGTTTCAAGGCGATCCTACCTTGCAGAACGACTACAAGATGACCAAGTCGTACGAGCTGAAGGTGGTGGAAGTGGCCGTAGGGGACCTCTCCGACGGCGAGAACCGTCTGGACTGGCTCCGTTTCACGAATTTCGTGGGAAATCTATCGGACATAGCCAAGAGGGATACCCTTTGTCGTGTGGACAATCCGGATAACTCCACCCGCAGCGGCATCATGAAGATCACCACGGTGGATGAGTTCGGCACGCCCTACATGGACGTGATCCGTGGGATGAAGACCGATCCGGAAAACTGCGTGAAGGTACGGGTGGGAAACATGAACGGTCTGGTAACGCCTTATTTCGGGAGGCTGGAGGGCGATGGTATATACGTGGAGAATCTTTACGCCCGTGGGCAGTTCATGCTCGATACGGGGGAGAACGTGAAGACCAAGTTCGAAATCGTGGAAGGAAGGCTATCCAGCGAGATGTCTTCCGTGCGCTACGAGCTATCGGAGAAGGATAATTGCCTCACGAACGCCTCTTTCTCCGCTGATACGGTAGGATGGGTACTCGGTAACGACGTGTCGCTATTCACGGTGAAGGAGCGTTTCATGGCCGTGAACGATTCCTTCTACGCTGAGAAGGATAAGGTTACAGGAATCGTGGAGGTATCCAGCCGCAAGGCCCTTTATATCAAGAACTCGGGAGTAAAGCAATTAAACTCCTACCTGAAGAACAAACCGGACGGCCAACTGGAGATGCCCGACGGGACGAAGGTATGGCCTAGCTATTACGTATCGTTCATGTACATGGTAAAGACCGCCGGTACGTTAACATCCGGATTCTCCGGACAGGGGCTTTACGTAAGCAAACCGTTGGCGATTACGGATACCTTCGTTCAAGAGGAATTTTCCGGCAAATGGAACGGAACAGGTGATTTCATCTTGAATTATACGGGGGAAATATATATCTACAACGTCCAGATGTCCACGCATCCCGTGGAGGACTTGCGGTTGGAAATGTCCACCAAGTTCTTGCAGACGGACGAGAAGATAGGCATGTACGCCCTGAAGATCGACACGTTGAGCGGGACGGTGACGGACATGGGGGTAGAATTGGATAATACGACCAGCACGTTATCCTTGTACGTGACGAAGACTGACAGCATAAACCAGACAGTGACAAGCCTAGGCTTAAAGCTGGACGGTGTGGATGAGAGCTTGACGCTGTACGCCAAGAAGACCGACGTATCCGGGCTAAAAACCGAGATGGAGGCGGCTATCAAGGTGAACGCTGACAATATTAATCTGAAGGTATCTAAGGATAGTATTATATCGAGCATCAACCAGACGGCGGAGACGATCAAGATAAACGCTAGCCGACTCAATTTGAACGGTTTCGTGACATTTTCCATGTTTGACCTAAGCACCCAGAATACGATCAAGAACAAGGTTAGCTCAGGTGATCTAGGATCGATGGCGTGGAAAGATGGTGTCTCTTCCGATGATCTGTCTTGGGCATTAAGTCAAGAAATATCGAACAAGGTCAATCTGACTACCTTAAACAACACTCTTTTAGGTTATACGAAAAGTGGGTCTATCACAAAAGAAGACCTGGCCAAAGCCCTTCAAGCGGAATTAACAGGGAAACTTACAGGTAGCGCCAGTGTGGGAGCGAACAAATTGGCGAGCGTGATAATAAACGGACAGACGCTTATAGCGGGAGGGTATATTCAAGCGGACTTGATAAATGCTGACGAGATAATTGCGAATGCAGCGAGTATTGGAGGGTTTCGTCTGGAAGCGAATGGATTGTTCAGCGAGTCGTATGCGACGGGTCTTAAAAATAACAAATTCTTTCTTTATTCAACGGGTACTGATGGATTCTTGGGATTCTCCGCAACTAATGTTTGGGCCGGGATCGGATTGAATGTGTTACCCGCCGTATCCGGAGAGAATAGATCCTTGTTACGTCTGGAGGATAGCGAGTCAAAGACCGGATCGAAGATTGCGGCAAGAATTAAGGCTCATGGGGCAAGTAAAAATTACGCTATTTTTTGCCAAGGAGGATTGAAGATAAACGGGACTGTATCGATGGCAAGGTATATAAGGCACGTCTATGATGTCAGTGATTGCATTGTGGATAATATAGGTTATATGGACACTTTCTTGTTCAGTCCATCTGGGTATAGAAATGTATACCTTCCTTGCGAGGGTACTATAGCTGAAAAAGTAGGTACTGTTTATTACGATAATGGGGAATCTTGGAGCAATGTCAATTTTAACAGTGCTATATTCATTAACGTAATCGTAGTCGCTCATGCCAGTAATGCCATATCGATCAAGGTGGAAAGCCACTCTGGGGATCAGACCATCATAGTTGACAATAACGGCAATAATGTGGATTCATTAGAAATGGGGAAAGGAGATTGCGCCACATTTATGTATAATAACAAACGATGGTATTTATTTAACTTTCGGCAATAACAATATTAACAATTTAAATATAAGCGAATATGAAAGTAGATTTCAGTAAAGTAAGTATTAACGCTACGGTAGAAGGCGATCCCGTAGTTATTGACTTGACGAAAGAGGTAGGAAACTTGGTCTATGGACGTACGGCGGATATCGCTGTCTCTGATTTCGGAAAGAAGATATACTACAGCAAGGAAGCTATCGATGTTCCGAGACCTATGGCTGAGTCCGTCAAGGATATCATCATGGGATCATCCTTTATCGCCCCCTTGAAAAATGCCATGAACGAGTTACTAACCCCTAAAACGAAAAAAGATGGAAACAACGACAATCAATAAGTCCTTGACGGAAGCCCTTTCTTCCACGGGTTTCGTAAAGATAGAGGCATCCCGTAAGGAAAGCGAGCCATTCCAACATATAGATGCCTACATATACGATGCCGGTACCCGTATCGGCTATGCTTCCGTAGACCGGGGGAAAAGGCTCTCTTTCTTTCAAGAATCCCCGGACAGCCTTACCGGAGAGGAATGGATAAGCGCGTATACGAAGGTGCAAAACGCTTTCGACAGGATATTTAACGAGACGGTAACCCTATAAGCAATCTTGATCCCATGGCATATACTCTCGAAGAAATTAAAGAACTGGTCGAGACTTTAACCCCGATCGTAAAGAACGCTATAGAGGCGGGTTCCCTTAGCGTAGAGGATCTCCGTGTAGCGGAGAGCATGGATTTCGTAAACTCTTTGCCGGCCTTGGAGGAGAAAGGTCTTAACGTCTCTTACGTGAAGGTCCGGCTGAAAGACTTGCTCGGTAAATTGGACGGGGATTATGCCAAGGAGCTGGAGGCGATCAAGAAATTGCTGGAAAAGAAGGTGGATAACGGCTACTCGAAAGACGGTAATCTGTATCTTACCTCCGGGGGCGTTGTCGTATCGGACGCTATCCCGGTAGGCTCCGGAAGCGGGGGCGGCGGCGGGGCTAGCTCGCTGGGCGAGCTTACCAACGTGGATGATATCGTAGACCAAGATCCGGACGAGTCCCGTGTGCTGGTGCAAGAGGCCGGTAGCTCGCTCTGGACGGTGAAGAACCTCTCCGAGATCGGAGGTGGAGGTGGTGGTGGCGGTGTGACCATGAAACTCGTGAGCGTCACCGATACGCTCATCACCACGGTAGAGGGGGCCGCCGTCACCGTGGGATACAATTTCACGAGCGTCTATCAGGATGACGGTTCCGAGACCGGGCCGGGAACGGCCACTTACACCGTGAACAGCCAGAAGGTAGGCATGGTATCCATCTCGCAGGGCAATAATTATTTCGATCCGACGGAACACTTGATCACCGGCTCCAACACGGTAAGGGTAACCGTGAAGGATAGCACGGGATCGTCACGTTCCCTATCCTATACGATTGAGGTGATATCCATGTCCATATCCTCCTCCATAGACCCGGCGCTCGTCTATTCTGGGGAGATCGTGTATCGCTATACGCCCGTGGGGGCCATCAACAAGACGGTGCATTTTGTACTGGACGGGAAGGAGTTGGGAACGGTGGAGACCAGCGCCTCGAACCGGCAATTGACCTACGTGATCCCTAGGCAGACGCACGGGGCGCACTTGCTTCAAGTCTACATGACGGCCCTTATCAACGAGGAGCTGATCCGGAGCAACACGCTTACCAACGACCTTATCTGTATCGTGGAGGGGGATAACACGCCTATCGTGGCCTCTTCTTTCGCCCAGACCGTCGCGCGGCAATACGACCGGCTCACGATCCCCTTCGTGGTCTATACGCCGGACTCCTCGCTATCGGAGGTTATGTTATCGGCCAACAACGCCACGGTATCCACGCAGAGCGTAGACCGCACCTTGCACGAGTGGAATTACCGTATTCCCCAGTCGGGAGATCTCTCCCTAAAGATATCCAGCGGGTCGGCCTCCCGGACCTTTACGCTCACCGTATCCCCCGCCGAGGTTATCGTGGAGCCGGAGAAGGCGAACCTGCAACTCTGGCTGACCTCTCAGAACCGGAGCAACAACGACAATAACCGTAACGAGTGGAAATACGGGGATATATCCGCGGATCTGACCGGCTTCAACTTCAAGACGAACGGCTGGATCTCGGAACGGGATAGCACCTCCCTCCGTGTCTCGGGTGACGCTCGTGTGCGTATCCCGCTGAAGATATTCAAGGATGACTTCCGGGCCACGGGTAAGACCATCGAGTTCGAGTTCTACACCCGTGACGTGACCGATTACGAGGCTATCGCTATCGAGTGTGTGAACGGGGGGATCGGCCTTCAGATATCTTCCCAGAAAGCGGTGTTCTCATCTGAGCAGACCACGATCGACACCCGGTTCAAGGAGGAGGAGAGGGTTCGCATCTCCCTCGTGGTTGAGAAACGCACGCTAAACCGTTTGATATACATCTATATCAACGGCATCATGTCCGGGGCGGCGCAATATCCGTCGGAGGATAATTTCCAGCAGAAGGTTCCGCAGGATATCATGATCGGTAGCGAGGGCTGTACGATCGACCTGTATAACATCCGTGTCTACGATAACGACTTGAACCAATACCAGATGCTCGATAACTTCATAGGCGATCTGGACGATTACGACAAGGCGCTGGCTATCTACAACCGGAACCAAGTATATAATGATTATGGGGATATCACCTATCAAAAGGTGTTGGAGCGATTGCCTTGCTTGATCTTCGAGGGGCCGTTGCCTACTTATAAAGGCGATAAGAAAACAAACAAGGTCTATTTTACGGACTTGCAAGAACCCGGGCGCTCTTTCTCTTGCGAGAACGTCCAGAATGACGTGCAAGGTACCTCCTCCCAATATTATCCGAGGAAGAACTGGAAGTTCAAGTTCAAGGCAGACATTACCTACACGGAGAGCGGAAGGACATCGCCGACATACGCGCTACGGGCGAATAGCATTCCCGTAAACGCCTTCTGTGTCAAGGCTGATTTCGCCGAGTCTTCCGGTACGCACAACACGGGTATGGCCAAGGTCATCAATTCCCTATTGATAGAAATGGGGCTTACCACCCCGCCCCAAAAGACGAACAAGGAGGTCCGCACCACGGTAGACGGCTATCCGATAGCCATCTTCCACCGTGAGACGGCAAGTGATACGCTGGAGTTCGTGGGTAAATATAATTTCAATAACGATAAGTCCACCGCCGACACCTTCGGTTTCTCCGAGGGTGACGAGAGCTGGGAGTTCTCGAACAATACCTCCGATCGTTGCCTCTTCAAGTCCGCCGATTTCTCCGGGACGGACTGGATGAACGACTTCGAGTCCCGCTATCCGGACGATGACGCTATCAACGCCGAGTACGAGGCGGGCACCCGCAAGCCGGAGAAGCTCATGGCCGTTACCTCATGGGTCGTATCTACCAAGGATAACTTGGAGAAATTCAAGAACGAGGTTCGAAATCATTTCAACCTCGATAACCTGATCGCCTACTACCTTATCACCGAGTTGTTCGGTATGGTGGACCAGCGGGCGAAGAACATGTTCCTTACCTATTTCCATGAGGAGGGGAAATGGATCTTCATCTTTTACGACAACGATACCTGTTTCGGCCTGAACAACGAGGGATTGATCGCTTTCGGATACAATATAGAGTATCACGACAAGATAGGCACGCTAAACGTCTGGAACGGTGAGAGTAGCGTGTTGTGGAACAACCTAGAGAAATGTTTCCCATCCGAGATCGAGGCGATGTACAAGGATATCCGTACCCGCGGATTGCTCTCGTACGACTTGATCATGTCCGTGCTGAACGGCGAGCAATCGGACAAATGGTGCGAGGCGATCTACAACGCCGACGGTCGTTTCAAGTATATCGACCCGCTGATAGAGGAGGGCAACGGCTCTTACCTGTACGCCGCCCAAGGCTCCCGTATCGAGAACCGTAAGTGGTGGACGTATAACCGCTTCCTTTATATAGACAGTAAGTATACGGCTGGCAGTTTCCTCTCGGATTTCGCGACCTTGCGTCTCTATACGCCCCGGGAATGGACGGGCGTGTCCCCGTCGGCCAACATGACGATCATCCCGTACGCCGATCAGTATACCCGTGTAAAGTACGGTTCCTACATGGTGGGGCAACGTACCTACAAGGACGTGCCGGTATTGATCGAGGCCCCCGACATCGTGTTCAATGACACCGAGACGATCATCTATGGGGCGAGCCGGGTAAAGTCACTGGGGGATATGTCGGGGTTGTACGCCGGTACGATCGACGTATCCAAGGCTACTCGCCTCTCAGAGTTGTTGATCGGTAGCGGCATGTCGGGCTATCAGAACACGAACCTTACCGTGCTCTCGATCGGCACGAACAACATGCTCCGCAAGCTGGACATCCGTAACTGCCCAAATTTGAGGCAGGCGGTGGATATCTCCGGATGCGAGAACATGGAGGAGGTCTATGCCCAAGGCACTTCCATCACCTCCGTGGTATTGCCGGCAGCCGGTATCCTGTCCAAGTTGTATCTCCCGGCTACCCTCACGGGCTTAACCCTCCGTAATCAATCCAAGCTTACGGACGCTTATTTCGATATAGCCGGGGTTACGAAACTGACTACGATCGTTTGCGAGGATACGGGGATAAACGTTCTTTACCTTGTGGAGCGCTGCTTAGGTATGAAGAATCCCGTGCTGAACCGTGTGCGCCTAATCAACATCAATGCCAATGCGAACAACTTGAATGATGTGTATAAATTGATCAAGATGGGTGGTATCGATGAGAACGGGAACAATCTGACTAAGGCCGTAGTTACCGGCAAACTGCATGTCATTACCGCAACGGAGGATAAGCTAGCGAAATGCCGGGATGCCTTCCCGGAGTTGGTTATCACTTACACTAATCTTTTACCTCCCACGATTACGACCTTCGTGTTCCGTTCCTCCCAAGCAAAATCGATCACTAATGCTACGTTTGAATGTGACTTTGACTTCGAGAAAGTAAATGAGTACACCTACAAGGTCACGGCGGACGATGATAACGTGATCGACTTCAACTTCAAATGTGATAACCACCAAGACCTGTCGGATTCCTATCTGGTTGCCGGTACCCGTACGCAAACCTATACCATTACCTATATCCCGCTGCGCACGATCCGGGTAAAGGTATACGGGCAAAGCGTCTATCCTTCCGGCGCTTCCGTCATCATCGGCGATAAGCGATATGTAACGGACACTAACGGATATGTCTACATCCGGGGTGGGGAGGCTGTTTCCGGGACTGTGGAAGCTACGGGATATTCTCCGAATACATTCTCTTTTTCGGCGATAACCAATGATACCACCAATACGGTGGAGGTCTATGCGGCTGTTAGCGTAAAATTCGTAGTGGTGGATAAATTGGATACCTCTCTGTATATAGAGGGGGCTACGGTTGTTTGCGGAGGGAAGAGTGGCACCACGAACCGTTACGGAGAGTGTACGTTGCTTTTGTCCAAAGGTACCTTGGATTATTCGGTTACAGATCCAGATTATTACGAGTATAAAGGACAGGTGACAGTAGGCACATCCGCTATGACTGTCAATGTTCAAATGAACTTAAACCCTGAGAGAATAAAGCCGGAAGAGAATGGAAACATCCAGATGATGTTTACAGGAACGTCTTGCTCCATTAGTGTCTCTTCTCCTACCGCTAATTACGTTATTGATTGGGGTGACGATACGACAGAAAATGCTTCCGGTACGGGATACAAGTCCTATAGCCACACCTATGGGAATAGCGGGTTTCACCAGATGGAGGTAAGGGATTGCAGGGACATCACGTCTTGTAGGGGCTCTAGTTCTAACTTGATAGCCTATTGGAGCATTGGGGACAGTAAGATTTCTAATATTACTTTCAGTGGATGCTCTAAGTTAATTTACTTCGGAAAGGATGTGTTTAAGAATGATACGGATAGAACTGATGCTTCAAGCTTGCTGTATGGCTGCTCCAGCCTAACCTCCGTGGACTTGACCCCGCTGGCATCGTGGGTGAATGTTACGAGTTGCAACTCCTTGCTGTATAACTGCACCAGCCTAACCTCCGTGGACTTGACCCCGCTGGCATCGTGGGTGAATGTTACGAGTTGCAACTCCTTGCTGTATAACTGCACCAGCCTAACCTCCGTGGACTTGAC